AAAATCATCCACGACATCACGCACCGCGAAGCCGTCATCGACGCGGCACGTCTGTTGAAATCAAGCAGTATTGACAAGGCAATCCGCGAAACATTGGGCGCACAGGCGAAGCAGCAACTGAACAAAGCCCTTGAAGATATTGCGCGCGGCAATTCCGCACCTGTAAAAGGCAGTGATAAATGGACAGGCATACTGCGCCAAAACGTCAGCATGACCGGCTTGGGATTTAACGTTGTTTCCCCAGCCGTACAGGTTACCGGCTTCATCCCTGCCATCGCAAGATTAGGCGGGAAGTACGCTTGGGCGGGCTTGTCCCAATACACCACCCACCCCATCAAGGCAACGCGGACGGCAATGGAGCAGTCAGAGTTTATGCGCAACCGCGGCAACACCCGATTGCGGGAAATCCGAGAGGTGGCGGCAACCATCAACGGCGCGGGCAAAATCCGTAAATTCCTGAACAAATATTCCTACTGGCTGATGATGAAAATGCAGCAGGTCGTCGATACCGCCATTTGGCACGGCGCACTTGCAAAGGCGATGGATAGCGGCAAAGACCTAGACACCGCCGTCAAGCTTGCCGACCAAACCGTCCTAGACACACAGGGCGGCGGGCAAATCAAAGACCTTTCGGAATTTGAACGCGGAAGCAACACGCAGAAACTGTTCACCGTGTTTTACGCCTACATGAATACCGCTTTGAATCAGGGATTCGTCGAAGTGAAAACACAAAAAAGCAAAGCCAAGCTGGCGGCGGATTTGATAATGATTTACATCATCCCAACCGCGCTTACCGCCATGATGAAATCTGCGCTGATACCTGGCGACGATGATGACGATTTAACGAAGAAACTGGCAAAAGAGCAAATCAGTTTCCTGCTTGGCTTATTCGTCGGCGGTCGTGAACTTGCACAACTTGCCAACATCGTTACCGGCGACCGTTTCTATGGCTATGCAGGTCCGTCAGGGTTACGCCCGATTGATGATACATACAAGTTTGCGCAACAGGCGTTACAGGGCGAGATTGACCATGCGTTCGTTCGCGCAAGTATCAATCTTCTTGGCGATGTTTTCGGTATCCCATCGGCGCAAATCAACAGAACCATCAAAGGAGCAGAAGCCTTGCAAGAGGACGAAACCGACAACCCAGCCGCATTACTGCTTGGCCATCAAGGTAATTAACCAGTCCTGCATATAACAGCCTCTTTGAGAAATATCATTAGGTATTTCCAAAAGAGGCTTTTTTTATGGCAATCCATTCTCAAAGCGTCAAAACTGGATTCTTTACCGGCAATGGTACAGAGCGTACTTACCCGTTCAATTTCAAGATTTTCCAACCGTCCGACGTGCTGGTTTACACGGCAAAAGCCGATACGCCCGACGAGATGAAGCTTGCCTTTGGCGAAGAGTATGAAGTAACCAAAAACCCCGACCAAGAGAACAACGCCGGCGGCACAGTCACGCTGAAAAATCCGCTCCCAACAGGCAGCAGAATGATTATTGTCAGCGGACTGGCTTACACGCAGCCGACCACGTTTACCAATCAGGGCGGGTTTTATCCGCAGGTATTGAACGGCAGTTTAGACCGACAATTAATTTTATCCCTGCAAATTCTCGACCGATTGCGTCGGACATTGCACCAACCCATAACATCCGACAAAGAACTCAACCTAGCCATCCCCAATCCTGAGCCAAAATCAGGGCTTTCATGGAGCGCGGACGGAACACGAATAGTCAACAACGACTACCCGCAGCAGGTGGAACAATTCCAACAGGACGTGCGCGGGTATGAGAAACAGGTCGGAACATTTAACGGTACGGTCGAGGAGTTCAACAAAACACTGGGTGAAAGCAAGAAAGAGTTTGCCGACCAGTCCGACCGCTTCCGATTATCCGTTGACAGCCTAAATACCGCCTTTAGCGAACGGTCGGCAGAAGTGAAAGAAAAGGCGCGGCAGATTGAAGAATACGTTTTCAACGAATCAGGGCGGACAAGCCTGTCAATCGCCGACCTATATGCCCAGCTTGGCGCAATCACGCAGGACGGAAGTTACTCGGAAATGCCTGATGAAAGCGACGTGAGCGCACGCTTCGTTCGAGACGCCCAACTGTTTTTCGGAAATTCGATTTATTCACAAATACCGGACGAAGGCGGCGTGAGCGACAACTTCGCTTATCAGGCACACCGTTTTTTCAACCTGAATTACTCCCCAATTACACAAACAAACAGCGCAGTAAGCGATGATTTTTTTAACCAAGCAAAAAAGCTTATAAAAAAGGACTGACAACATGACAGAACTTGTAGGTAAAACCAATACGGAAAAGATGTTTGCCTTGATTATGAACCGCCAAAAAGCCCTCGAAGAATGGATAGGGATGAATAAGGCAGGTAGTGAAAACCTTCAGGGCGTTACAGGAAAATTCCGTAATACCGTCCAGCTTTTGATTAAGCTGGAAGAAGCCGAGAAGAACAGCGCAATGGTAGAACTGGAAGAGGGCATTTACGAACTGCCATTCCAAATCAAAATCACGAAGCAAAACTTCCCGAACGTCAAAGGTATTAAAGGCGCGGGTCGTGACAAAACCGTCCTGAAATACGGCTGGGGTCAGGAGATTGACTGGGACCCTGACACCAATAAAACCGACGCCCGTTGGTTCGGCGGCATTTTAATTAACGGCGTAAAAGACAAGGTTTTGAAAGACTTCAAAATCGAATACACCGGCGAATTTTACCGCGAGGGTAATACCTATTTCGGCGCGATCAACAACATCCACATCAACAATTCAAACAACTGCCTTGTCGAGAACGTTGAATCAACCGGCGCAAACCGCATGGGTATTTACCTGACAAGTAACGAAGCGGCATTTACCGATAATGACAAGGTATTCCGCGGCGAATTGAGCGTTGACAACCTGACGCATCACTCGATGGGCAACCGCGTCATCAACTGTTACTGCCACCATAACCGTGTTGCCGGTATTTCCGCCGCCAATCAAATCAACTGCCAAATCAAAAACAACGTCCTCGAACGTAACGGTCACGAGAAAGACGGCGGTACCGGCTATGGCTTCGCTTCTGGCGCAGGTTCGGTAAACGTTAATATGGAAATTACCAACAACCGCGCGCTCTACAACTATCGCAAGGGCATTGACTCGCATGACGCCTACGACTTTATCGTCAAAGACAACCATATCGAGGGCAACCGCCTGTTCGGTATCGCCATCGAAAGCCGTGGTTATCCGCAGCGTAAGATTGAAATCGAGGGTAACAAAATCATCCAAGACCCGAAATTCCGCCTCGCCAAAGATGACGACTACCCTGAATATGAAAAAGACCGAAACCGCGACTACTACCGATTCACCGCCATCCGCATTGAAAACAAATCACAGCCAAATCAGGCATGGCGAAAACAGCCGGCAAACGTATCAATCAAAATCAAGAACAACGAAATTACCGGAATCGAATGGGATGGCCGCGGCGTTCATCGCGTAATTGAAATCCGCAATAACGAACAGGCAACACACGTTCGATTGAGCACTGAAATCTCAGGCAACACCATCAACGGCAAGAATGTTCACAACATCTTCTTCGGTGCCGGTCCGGGTCATAACGGTTTGGGCGACTTTGTGTTTAAGAACAACAAAGTGACGCTTGAGCAGGTTGTTGAAACGCCGTTCTACATTCAAGAAACGAATCGAAGCGGTGAGATCGGCGGCGTGTTTGAAGTCAGTGGCAATACCTTAAACTTTGGCAAGACTGCCGACCAAGCAGACAACGACATCATGTTCTTCAAGTCCGATGTTCGACCGCTGATTAAATTCAACGGCAACACATTACAGTATGCCGGCGTCCGTCGTTATCAATTCGGCTTTGCCTCGCAATCTCAAAACAGTACATCCAAGTTTGAGATTATGAACAACACTTGGACAGGACCTACAAAAGACAGCTTTACAGGTAAGTTCATCAACCTGACAAACATCCCCGCCGCAAACGTGAACGTTTACAACAACAAAGCGGGAGAGGAAGTCATCACTTTTGAGGGCGCGACCACCAATGCCGAATCTGCCACACCGAAAGAGTTGCCAGCAGAATCAGCAACCCCGAAAACATGGGAAGAGACATACGCAGCCGCCAAACCGACCGCAACCGTAACCGCACCTGCTGCAACCTACACCCTCAATTGGGAGGGAGCGACGGCAGAAAGCGTAAGCAGTGCAGACGGTCAATTCACTATTACCAAAGCCGAGGGCGAGGAGGGGGCAACACCGAAAGATTATCCCGGCTTAATCGATAAGGACGGCGGCGCTATTCGTGCACGCCTGAAGTTTGCAAAAGGTTCGGCAGGCGCTTACGGATTGGTAAGCATGCCACTGACGGAGCGAATCACAACACTACTCCTCCCAATCAAGGTCATCAACCTTGGGGGACGTAGTAAAACCGGTGCGATTGTTGCGGGTGCATTTAAGTCAGCAACAAACGCAGCAGTTGATGGGGCGATTGTCTTCGTCGAGGGCAGCACAGAGGACAAATTCCGAATCACCCGTCCTCTCGGCGTTACCGTTGACGGCAAGGTTTACAAAAACGAGGAACTGTCTTTCAACAAGACCTACGTCATTTCCATGAACGTCGGCACAGGTGCAGACCGAATTACCATCGGTTCGGCGTACAACGGCAACGGCATGGCGTCGGTAGATATCGGCAAAGACTTGGCATTCTTCAATCGCAGCATGAGCGAGCCTGAACTGCAAGCCGCCGCCCTTGAAATTGTCAAGAAAGTTAAACCCAAAGTATTGCAATAACCAAGCCGCCGCCTGACACAGTCGGGCGGCATTTAGAGAAAGCACAAAAATGAACAAATTGGAAACGTCCGTACAGGCAGCCTCACAAGCATCAAATTACGCCAGCAACGCAACATACAGCGGCGCAAGCGTCGGAATCGCAGGAGCGCTTGGCGGCATTGATTGGATTGCCATTACAGGCCTAGTCATCGCCGCAGGCGGTTTTATCGTCAATGTTTACTACCGATACAAAGAAAACCGGCGCGCCGAAGAATTGCACGAAATGCGAAAACAACAAATTCAGAAAGGAAAATGTTATGAGAATTAACCCAAAGTATCCAATTGCCATCCTTAGCGCATCTGTCATCGCTATTTTCGGCATCAAGGCAGAGGAGGGATACCGTGCCAAGCCATACCACGATATCGGCAAGGTTGCGACGGTCGGTCATGGCAGTACCGTTTACGAGGACGGCAGCAAGGTCAAAATTACCGACCCGCCTGTCAGCCGTGAACGAGCCGATAAGATGCTG